ATGGCAGCTTTAGACAATACAATTCAGATTACTCCTGATTCTCTGAAGACCAGCTTCGCGAAGTACCGCAAGGACATCATTCAGATGCCGGTACGCGCTCTTGACGAGGCTGCAAAATTCATGAGCCGACGCGTTGGCGTTCGTGGCAAGGAGACTGTCGGAGAGCTCGCAGGCGACATGGAGCTCGGGCCATACTCTCTTACTCGCAAGGATGAGAATGGCGTTACCATCACAGGACGTACCTTGGAGACATTCCTTGGTTCATGCGTCAAGCCTTTTGAACCAAATGCTGTTCGTGAGTCTATCTGGGGCTCCAACGTTTTCCAGGGTGATGCGCTCAAAAACCAGCCTATCACCAAACTGATTGGCATGTTCCTGGCAGGCAAGATTGGCGAGGCACTCTTCAAGAACCTCTTCACCATGAAGCGTAACCCAGCAGGCTCAGGTACCGCAGATCTCGCTGATGGTTTCAAGACCATCTCCGATGCAGACATCAAGGCCAAGGCGATTTCTGTAGAGAAGGGCAACCTCTTCAATACAACCGCGATGACTGGTGTCAACGCTGTCGATGCTGTCGAAGCATTCTATGATGCTGCCGATGCTAAACTGCAGGGCATCAATACCTACATGTTCATGAACAGCCATGAACTCACGCTCTACCGCCGCTGTTATCGAGACAAGTACGGAACGGTCAACTGGAACAACGAGTTCAACCACAACAAGATGGATGGTGCAAGCAACTGCACCCTCGTGGGTCTTGACAACGTTCCTGCGGGTTACAAGATCATCACTCCTGGCAGCAACATGCTCATCGGTTTGGCTACCGAGGGCGACAAGGCGAACTTTGGTGTAGAGAGTTCTCTTGACTCTCACTTCCTGGTTGACTTCGTGGCAACCATGTACTTCGGTACTCAGTTCGAGACGATCTCCAAGGAACGCATCCTCTTCGGTTATGACACTATCCCTTCTGAGTAGGGGATAGCTGTCTATGGTTATACATTATATTATATATATATGGCAACTAAGAAAACATGTGCTTCAACCACAGACCTTTATGAGGATGTGTTGAAGTGTCCTGGAGAGAAGCGACTGCCTGGTACCAGAGCCTACGGCTTCTTTATTCCACGTCGTTACATCACCAAGTTTGCAGAGCCACAGAAGGAGACTGCAAACTCACTCAAGGACTATCTCGTCATCAAGGATAACCACACCATTCAGGCAGACAAGACCTGGATTAAGATTGCCTTCATCACAGACAAGAGTTCCTTCTCGCCAGAGGCGCAGGGTGAGCATGGCTGCAAGACCATGAACCTCAAGGCAACAGCCGTCCTCCCAGGTACAGAGGAGGAAGCGTCTGCACTCGCTTCTCTGCTTCTCAATGAAGATGGTATCTTCATGATTCCTGAGCGCAACGGCAAGCTTCGTCAGTTCGGTGACGAGACCTTCGAGGTCGACGTGACACCTTCTCAGTCTTCTGGTGCAGGCATTGCAGACGAGACCAACACCACGCTGGAAATCTCTGTCAACTGCGAGACCATGCCTCCATTCTATTATGGTACCCTCACAACTGCTGAAGGAACCATCAGCGGCAAGGATTGCAAGCCAGTGGAGGTCTCTGAGAGTACAGACAGCCATTAACTAGGGATTCGATTTTCCTACATAACTACTATCAGTGGCGGGGCGATGCTTACATGAGCTCGCCTCGCCATTTTAATTTTCTATTTATTATGAATGATCCGAAATTCACTGAAAAGTTGAAGAAGTGGTTTGACTGCGAGCATACTGATGCCAATATCCGGGAGGGTGCTTTGCTCCTCCTTCGGATGAATAACAACCGCCACCTCTATCAACTCATCAACTTCGACCCTCAGGGCAAACTCGAATTGCTCAAATATGAGCTGCAGAAGCATCTCAACTATCGCATCGAAGGCATGACCATCGATGATGTCCGCAACTATGACAAGGCAGTCACGCCAGTTCTTCAGACTGCGGTTGACAAGACATCAGAGGCAGACAAGATTGCCAAGCAGCTTGCCCCTCATCTTCCGGTCGTGGAGTCTGAAAACCTCGATTCCATCGTGCCTTCAGCCATCGTAGCCAAGGGCAAACGAGCAGACCATGACCGGTTGCCTGAAAACATCCAGGCTATCTGGGATAACAACTGCGATCTGTGGAAGAAAATCAAGGAACACTTTGAGGCTTGCAAAGCTTACGACATGTCATGTGACAGATACGAGGGCTTGCATGCTGCAGACGAGGACTTCAAGCGCATGCTCCTTACGCTCAAGGAGGAGTACTATGCATACAAGCAGGCTATGGATGTCTACGACCATGCCCAGCCGGGTGATGCCGAGAAACAGCCAGCGGAGGAGCAGCCAGAAGCAGCCATCACCTCCAAGCAGATTGGCAATGCTCGATCCTACATCACCAAGAACCTTGACCAGCTTATTGGCTTGACGGAGGCTGGCAACACAGACAAAGCTGACGCCTTGCGAGCTAAGGTCAATGAGCGTGTGCAGCTCTTGATTACAGCAAAGGCTGAAATCACCGCAGATACCATCGCCAAGCTTCAGCAGGCGGGCATCAACATGGAGCAGCAGGCTTCAGACGATGGCGAGGAGCAGCCAGAGAGTGCAGAAGAGGAGGTTACAGATGAGGGCGAAGCAGATACAGCAAGTCCTGAAGCCGCTTCAGCAGAGTAGCTCGCAGGTCTTCCTTGGTCAAGGTCTTCACACCCTTGGTCTGTTGGGGTGGATTCTGGAGCAGACAGGTGCAGCGCACATTGCCGTCACCACCTTCTCCACATCCGATGCCTTCCTCTGTGGAGTCATCAACCTTCGCAAGCGAGGGTTGGTTAACTCCTCAGTGCTAGTAGCGGACATTAAAGCTTCAAGTAAAACTTTAAAGCTAAGTCGCTTAATGACAGAGGCTTTTGATGAAGTTAAATTGACGCTCAACCACTCCAAGGTCATGCTCGTTGCTAACAGCGAGTGGTTAGTCTCTGTGATAACATCTCAGAACCAGACGTATGGTGACCGTGCTGAGTGCACGTTCATCACGACTGACAGAGATGTCTATCTCAATCTCAATAACATGTTAAATAATTTGCTGGATGATACGACAACAATATCCCTATCTGGAAGAGAGTGAACTTTACCTGCAGACGGTCTATGACCTGGCAAAGACCATGACACCGGTCGAAGAAGTGCCCATCATGATGGAACTGCCTCCCGACGAGGCCATGGCCATGCAGTTGGAGCTGCAGGAGCCGCGCTCACCCTATCGATACCGCTACCTCAAAGGTTTAGCGGAGACCGCTAATGATTTGCGCATCAACAATATAGCGCTCGCCAAGGTTGGCTCTCCTGGAGCCTACCAGTCCATCATGTCGCAACTCTCGCAGATTATGGCTAACCTCAGTTAGATATGAGTCTACCAGTCAACATTGATGACTACATGAAGTTTATGCCTCTCAACGAGGATGAGCTTCAGGAACTTCACGTCTCTGCCATCGTCAAGGCGAGAGTGGAGCGGCTGCGTGGCTGCTACGCCTTCTGGCTGCGCTATCCACGCTTTACTGTCAGGGAGATGGTTGATCAGGATAAGGCCATGTTCGGCGTAAGCGAGACACAGGCATACGATGATATTCATCTCTGCCAGGTCATGCTCGGCAACCTCAACGCCGCCTCAAAGGAGTTCTGGCGATGGAAAGTCAATCAGGAGATAGACGAGGACCGCAAGGCTGCCAAGGCTGCCGGCGACTTCCGGGCGCTTGCCGTGATGCAGAAAAACCGCATCAAGAACAACCGCACAGACACGCCTGATGAGCCAGAGCTGGCATTCGACAAGATTGTTCCTGTTGAGTTCCGCATGACAGATGATCCGACAGTCATCGGTTTGCAGAAGATTCCAAATCTTCGTGCAAAAATTAAAAAATTAGAGAAGCGCTACTCGATGCCGGACATCGAGGATGCTGACTTCGAAGAACTTCCGCCAGATGATGACAGCAAGACCTAAGGAGTTATTTTTCAACGACGTGCAGTCGCGCGTCCTGCAGCTCATGCCCAAGACTCTTGTCTGTGAATGGGGTCGAGGAACCGGAAAAGGTGTAGTGGAGGCAGGGCGCATCCTCTATGCGGTCCAGCACATGCCAGGTTCGTGCTTGGGCATGGTGGCGCCATCGGTCAAAAGATGCCAGACCAACATCCTTCCTTCAGCTCTGGTCCACCTCGAGGAGTGGGGCTACAAGCGCGATGTCCACTACATCGTTGGCAAAAAACCGTGGAAGGCGCTGCACTGGCAGGAACCGCACTTTCGACCGATGAACTGGGAGAACACCGTAGCCTTCTACAATGGCAGCTATCTCAATATCATCTCTCAGGACCGCAGCGGTACTTCCAATTCCCTCTCTCTCGACCATGTCTTCATCGACGAGGCAAAATTTATAGATTGGGAGCAGCTCAACAATGAGACGCTCCCAGCTAACCGAGGCAACAAGCAGTTGTTCGGTGACTGCTGCCTCCACCATGGCCTTACCATTACTTCAGATACTTCAGCAACAAAGAAAGGTTCCTGGTTCATGTCGTGGGAGAAGAAGATGGATAAGGAGCTGATTGCTACTCTCGAAACGGTACTGGTGCATCTGCATAGCATCCGAAACAAGCTGGCTGCTCACCCAGAGCGGTACGATTACTACATGTCGCAGGTGCAGAAATACGAGAAGGTTCTGCACTCCCTCCGCTCCTATGCCCTGGTGTATTCCAGGTGCTCGAGCATTCAGAACCTCGCAGTTCTAGGCGAGGACTTCGTCCGACAGATGAAGCGAGACCTGCCAAAGATGACCTTCCTCACGAGCATCATGTGCCAGCATGTGGGCATCGCACAGGATGGTTTCTACTCCGGACTTGACGAGGATCGCAACTTCTATACGGCTCCGAACACCAGGTTTCTCAATGACCTGCAGTATAAGTTCGACCCTAAGCACGACAAGCCGGACTGCCGCATGGATGGCGACCTGGAGGACGGTTTACCGCTGATCATCGGTTCAGATGCTAACAACAACATCAACTGTCTCGTAGTCGGGCAGGTGGGTTCTGATACTAAGCTGCGCATCGTCAACTCATTCTATGTGAAGTATGCCAGGAAGTTGCCTGAGCTCGCTCAGGACTTCTGCGACTACTATAAGTATCTCAAGAACAAACGAGTCATCTTCTATTACGATGCAACCTTCGTGGGCAACTCCTATGCAACGCACAGCGATAAGTTCTACCAGATTATCACCAAGGTGCTACGTAGGAATGGTTGGCTCGTTACAGAGGTCTACATCGGCAAGCCGATGAACCATCTTGAGAAGCAGTTGCTCATAGACCGCATGTTCAAGGGACATGCGCGCCACATGGTTCTCATCAACCAGGACAATAACGAGGACCTGATCATCTCCATCGAGAGTGCCGGCTGTTACAATAACGGCAAGGATAAGCGAGGCGAGAAACTCGTGGAGACAGACGAGGACAGGCTGGAGAACCGTACCGACTTCTCCGATGCCTTCGATACCGTTTGCATAGGCGTGGATAAGTTCCCTCAGACCGTCCTCTATACGGGAGGCATGAGCAACTATTACCCTCGATAGAATATTTCGTTCTTTTTATTTATTGCTTTAAGTTTTAGTTTTTAAGTTTTTTTTTATGCTATGATTCCTAGGCTGCTTGCTCGTGAGAGTAGGCAGCCTTTTTTCTTTCCGGGTGTGTGAGAAAGCGGTATCTCCGATGGTGAGTTTGATGCTGTTCCGTACTTTTTTTATTGCATTCTCCGCCGCCCGTCATGTGTTCCCATCCGAAATTTCCTATGCAAAGGTAGCTTCTGGCGATTCAAACCTGTGCATGAACCTGGGTTAACAAAAGCCAAAGGTTCTTCACGCTACACTAAACCTTTACCTTTTGTTAACACAGAACCCCACACCTGTTTGCCTCTGCCAGCGCTTTGTTAAGCATAGGAAAAATCGAAAGGGCACACCGGGCTTTGAACGGAATGCAATTAAAAAAAATACTCCACAGCAGGAGTGGGAAAAAATCTCTGGACTCCCAAACATTACCAGAATACAATTTCAAACTTTATAAAATTTTTCGATATGAGACAGAATTATTTCTTTGAGTACGTTCCAAACGCTTACATCAACCTTTGCGTTGACAAGGCACAGCAGATGGCAAACAACCGCTTCGTCTACGACTTCAAGGCAGGCGATAAGGAGGCGGTACACCTCTGCGCAGAGTGGCTAGTTCGCTATCTTACAAAGCAGTATAGCAGTATCTTAGAGGACTTCGTTGTAGTTTTTGCTCCATGCAGCACACAATATAAATATAACAAGCGATTCGGCTATCTCGCAGCCATCCTCAATGCAGCAGGCATAGCAACCGCAAATGAGCACGTGCACATCTTTGGAGAGCGCAAGCCAACCCACAACGGAGGCAGCCACTTCGTCAACGAGGACATTTATCACGTTTCAGTAGATGGCGAGTACTTCAAGGGCAAGCAGGTCATTCTATTCGACGACCTGCTGACTAGCGGCAAAACCATCGAAGACTTCAGAAGAAAGTTGGAGGCGGCAGGTGCTTATGTGGAGAGAGAAATCTTTTTGGCTCGCACAATACACCACGACCCAATAAGCAACAGAGGCGTGTTGCAGGAGATGGCAGAAGGCTTTTATGAGGCAGTGGCACACTCAAAGAGATGTTTTCCACAGGGTGTTAATATCAACAAGAAATCAAACAACAACTATAATAAAGTAGCGTAACATGAAGAAGTACAATGATATACTAGCAGATGAGCGACCAGAGTTCAAGGCAGCTAATTACGGATTCGATTCACTCAGTAACACCGAATTGTTATCCATGGTAATCAACAGAGGGGCAGGAACAGCCGAGAGCCTAAGCCAGGCTAGGCAACTGATGAACATGGCAGACAATAACCTCAGTAATCTTGCAAAGTTATCCATGGACGAAATGCAGGTAGTGCAGGGAATAGGCGACTGCAAGGCGTTGGCAGTACTCGCAGCTTTGGAACTAGGCAAGCGCAGGGCAGTGGAGAAGTTGGGCAGCAAGCCCGACATGGGCAGCAGTCTAGCCATATATAACTACATGCTTCCGCAGATGGCAGACCTCAAGGTAGAGCAGGCACACGTCATATTGATGAACCAAAATTTCAGACTCATCAAGAGCGTGAAACTGAGCGAAGGAGGGATAACAGAGACTTCAGTGGATATTCGTATCCTCATGAGGGAGGCAGTCTTGAGCGGTGCAACCATCATGGCATTCGTGCACAATCACCCATCGGGCAACACGCAGCCAAGCAAGGCGGACGATGTGCTGACCCAGCAGATAGCCAAGGCTTGTCAAGTCATGCGCCTCTTCTTTATGGACCATGTGATAGTAACAGATGGAGCATTCTACAGCTATCACGACAAGGGCAGACTATAGGCACCATGGGCAATGTGACAGGAACACGTTGCCCTTTTACTTGCTTGCAAACTTGCTGATAACCGCGGATAAAGGGAAGGGGATAGAGATAAGCAAGGGCGATGGCAATTCGGACGGCAGTCGGGGAAAAGGGCAATTGCCACATGAAAAATCCCTTACATATACCGCTCCAGTCAGCCGTGGCAATTGCCTCCGAGCGTAGGGCGGTGGGGGCTATGCTTACAGCAAAGCACGCCCTTTTTTGCTCCAACTTTTCAAAAATCCATGATTTTCAGCAAGTTGGCAAAAATGACCGTGGAAAATTTGTGCAAAATGCCCAAATTTTGCAATCAATTGCCATTGATTGCCCGCTCGAAAACGGCTACTTATGCCAATTTCCATGAAATTGCCACAAGAAACGAGCCGTTTTCGAGCGAACCCCTACATTGCATTTCGGGGTAAAAGAGGTAATAACATTGTTTGACATCATTCAAAAATGATGAGAAAAAGAGGTAAAAACCGTGTTTGATGGGGCTGAAATGTTAAAAATGAGTTAATCATAAAAGAAAGTTTATGTTTTATTTGGTTATTAAAAGAATTTTATGTATCTTTGCATCGTGAATAGATAACTAGATGTTTAACAATTTAAAATTCAACAGATGAATGAAGAAGAGCTAGAAAAGCAGATTAGAATTAAGAAGAAACTGCTAAGTGATTACATCAGGCTGAGAAAGGCTTACAACATTGATGATAAAACTTATTGGAAGTTTACAGACAGCGTTTTAGACCAGCTTTCAGTTCTGATTAAGAAAAGAAAAAAGAAGTAAAAACTTACCCCTCCTTCGGGAGGGGATTTAAAAAATAAAAGATATGAATAATAATACGGATTTACTTAAGGAATACGCTTCTCTTGCAGGCAAGGAAGACGAAAAGAGCGAAGCTCGCAAAACAGAAATTTTAAACTACATCAAATTAAATGCTGATGATAGTGATAGAGAGGAAGCAAAGGCTTTCATCAACCAAAAGATGGAGCAGCTTCAGAGTGAAGTTCTGACTTTGCGTGAGCAGCTTGCAGAGGAAGATTACAAGTTGCTGCCACTTCGTTACATCGCACAGAATTACTTCGGCAAAAGCGCAGCATGGCTCTCTCAGCGTCTCAATGGCTCAGAGGTTCGCGGTCATGTTTACACGCTCAATTCCGAGCAGAAAGATATTTTCAATCGTGCCGTCCAGGAGATTGGACAACGCATTAGCTCTTTGCAGTTAGCATAGGGTTATCTGTTCACACAACCGTCCCCGACGCGATTCCGTGTCGGGGACATTTAATAGAGGATTTACATGCAGAAGATAATGGAATATACAGAGATGATTGATAAGGTGAAGGCTTTGGCTGCACAAGACAGAGCTGCCAAGACCGCAGAGGATAAGGCGGAGGTTCGCCGTCAGATGGATGCACTCAAGGAGTCAGACCCTAAGGCTTTTGCCGTGGCAGTGGGCTACATGGCTAAGACCACAGAGCAGAAGGTCAAGGAACTGACCATGGCAGAGAAGTTTGGTGAGATTACAGATATGGTTTCCATGGCTTACATCGCAAAGGCTTACTTTGGCAAATCTCGCTCTTGGCTGGCACATAAGATGAACGGAAACATAGTCAACGGAAAGGCATCGCAGTTTACTCCTGATGAGCTTGTTACTCTCAAAGGTGCCTTACAGGATATGGCTCAGAAATTTGGCTCGCTTAGCCTTGCTATTTAGGCTATCTTTATTTAACACATCGTCCTCGACACAGAGCCGTGCCGGGGACTTCTTATTGTTCACATATATAGTCTCTATTTTAATTGCTTTAATAGGGTGGATAGCAACAATCGTAGATGGGGTGATTGCAGCCATATTAACAAAAGTCCATGAAGAATAGAGATAGCAATGAGAATATTTACCGTAATATGGAGAAACCTTATGCGCTTCTCCAAGTTCATATATTCTTTTCTGTCCATACCTAATATATATTATTTCGTTTAACCGCTGCAAAAATAATGTTTTTCCAGCAATTCCACAAGTTTTCAAGGCTAAAATGTTAAATCTTGCTTAATAATACGTTTTTTCGTAGTAAATATTTGGGTAATACGAAAATTTGTAGTATCTTTGCAGTGTCTTAAAAGAAATAATGATATGAAGAAAATTTTAGTAAGCGACAAAGAGGAAGAGCTGATAGCAGCTATCAGAAATTACAAAAAGTCTTTTCCCAGGGGCAACCCGCAGTTATTATGGTATGCTCAACAACTTTTCGATGAGATGATTGAGCCGCCTGAGTATTACACAAAGTATTAACAACAGACCCTCCCTTCGGGGAGGGCATTAAAAAATATAAGATTATGGAAGTAGCAGTAGCAACAGTTAAACAGACTAAGGATAGCGAAGTAAAGCAGCGCATCCAGGATATTCAGATGATTGTGTCGTGGCGCGAGATAGCACATACATATTTCGGCAAGTCGGCATCATGGCTTTATCACAAGCTCGATGGCATCGATGGCAATGGTGGAGTGGGAGGTTTCACCGAAGAAGAAAAAATCATGCTCCGTGGCGCACTCTGCGAGGTTTCAAACCGCATACGTGCAGCTGCAGACAGAATATAAAAATGAGGCTGGGGCTTATCATTCCCCATAAGACAAAAGTCGCCATAGCCTTGTGGCGCAGAAATACCAAAAACGTCCCCGACACAGAGCCGTGCCGGGGACTTCTTATTGTCCATGCTGATAACACTTGCCCTTACTATTTACAATGCATTAAAATTATAAGGGCACATCGTACAGACACGATGGTGCAAATTGCATTGGCCAGTGTGATTAGAATGTCGTAAAGTAATTCTTTTCTTTTCATACCTTAATATATATTATAATGTAAAAACACCGCAAAGTTAGGAAAAATAATCGAGAATATCAGAGAAAATCAGAGAATTTCGGGGAAAATCGAGGAATTTTCGAGGAAAATGCGGGGAAAATCGAGAATTTTCGAGGAATTCATTCCCTGAGGTGGCAGAACCGAAGGGAGATCCTGCGGTCGTTTCCGGTCATTTTCGGTCGTTTTTGCGATCATTTCTGGAGAAAATCGGAGAATATCGGAGAAAAATGGAGAATATCGGAGACATCTTTCCGTTTTTATTCCTTTTCATTCCTTTTCATTCCTCAACCCCTAGATTTTCTTCCCCAAATGTTAAATCTTACTATACATAACAAAAAAGTTATCTTTTTATTTGGTAGAACATAACTTTTTTGTTATCTTTGCATCGTCTTTCAGACAAAGAGATCTTTTAATTAATTAAATTCCTTACATAAGATGAAAACTAGTCAACTAGTTAGAAAGCTGAACCGAGCGGGATGCTTCGTTGTTCGGCATGGTGGAAATCACGACGTTTGGTACAGTCCTATTACAGGACTCAAATGTCCAGTTCCACGACACGGCAGTCGGGAAGTCGCTCAAAAGACTTGCGACAGTATTCTAGAAAGATTGCTCGGGCTTTAAGCCCGGCAATTTTTCTCTAGTTGACTAAGTTCGTTGAAATGGATGGAGCGGTTGGTTTTAAGGTCTCTTTTTAATTGGTTTAAAAGTATGGCAACAAAAGTAACGATACAGGTAGAGAAAGGCAAGCAGGAGAAGAACTTCTCTTGCTTCATGGTTGAGAAGCTTCCAGACTTTGCACTTGCTGGGTATGGTAACACAGCCAGGCAAGCTATTGAGGATATGTATGTGGCGCAGAAGGAAATCAAGGAGCTTCTTGAAGAGGAGGGCAAGCAGATGCCTGAGCTGGAGTTCGTGTTCCGGTTTGACATCGGTTCGTTCTTCGATTATTACTCATACCTCAATATGAGCGGAGTGGCGAAAAAGGCGGGTGTCAATGCATCACTTATGCGCCAGTATGCCATGGGTAAGCATGAACCTAGCCAGAAGCGCAAGCAGCAGATTTTGGACTGCCTGCGTCAGATTTCACAAGAAATGCAAACTGCCGTGATTTAGTTCACTCACAGTTTTCATATAATTATGTAGGAAATTTAGTTAAGATCTCTGAGCCCTCCGTGCGTGACGCATCGGGGGCTTTTTTATTCCTTTTCATTCCGCATGATTCCCAATTTCACCCCGTTTTTATGCTCTACAACATAAAATATTCATTTTCTCTAAAATTTCTCGCTTTTTTTTTGGCGGTTCCAAATATTCTTCGTACTTTTGCCAACGCTTAACAGATGATTGTAGACAATCCGGCAGGGCGACCGTTTCGCCTATGGCTTTTAGCCGCAGGCTTTTTTTATGCCTAGGAAAATTTTTTTTTCTAACTGGGAAAATAGATATGCCCAATACATGGCGGCTGCATGAACCGTAGATTTGATAAGTCCTTCCGGATAAGTCATCATCTGTTAAGCAACGGGGAATGCAGCCGCCACCCTTTTATACAATCGGCTGCTTATGCTTAACAGATGATGCAATATGCAGAATTCAATTTTATTAAGTGATGCGCAGGTGAGACCTGCAGGCATCAGCGTTGAGGAGGGCATGAATGCCCTCAAGTGTGAAATCAAGAAGCTCGCCAAGACCAAGAGCGAGACCTTCAGCTATATCTGCGGGGAGACCGTGACCTATGGAGAGGTAGCGATGACCATGGTTGGTTTCGCAGCCGTGATGGCGATGGTCATGATTGGTGGTTTCATTTTCGGAGGGGAGGTAGCATGATGAAGAAAAGTAGAAACCGCAGAAGACGCACAGCAAAGCTGATAACCAAGGACATCAGCAAGTGCAAATACTTCATAAATATTGGCAAAAAAATGAACGCCCATAAGGTGGAACTCAAATTTCAGAGAGAATACAATACAATGGGTTCTGTTGTTTTCATCGATGATGCGTCACACAAGCAGACTATTATCCGATGGTATGATCATCGCTATTATGCTCTTCGATTTGGAGCTAAGGAGGTTGAGCCATACAATATGACTTTGGCCAAATTGAAAACCATAAACAACGATTAGGTATGAAAAAGAATAAGAAGAAAGTAAAAAGAGATATTCTCTTGCTATATTTCAAACGCCGTCGCATCCGCGATGCGCTCATGAAACGCTACTGGGAGCTTGAGACTAAACGCAAGGAACTGTACAAACTGGTGGAGTACGCCAAGATTCAGTCACGATACTGCGTCAATCTGGACTGCCACCGAATAGTCGGCAGATACCTCAGAGAACTGGAGCGTGAGGAAATCCGCGTCTGCAGACTTCAGGTCAAATACGACCTATGGGCTTCCCGTCTGAGCTACTGGGTTGACCTCTATGAGTCGGCATTATACCGTCTACACCCTGGTGACAGCATTTAAGTTTTACCATTTAAAAATTAAAGATTATGCCAAGAAATACAGAAAAATTCAACAGCGAGCAGTTTGAGCAGGACCTGCTCGACGCTTACTTCCACTTCCGCAGCTGCCTCCCTGTGAAGGATGAAGAAACCGGTCTTGATTACAAGAAGAGCTTCAAGACCACACAGGACATCGCCACGGAACTTGATGACATGGGCGGTGTCAGTATAGAAACCATCAACCAGTATCTGCAGGAGCATGGCTACTATGTAGCCACGCAGCCAGACGGAACCGTGGCATGGGCTATCTGGGAGAGAGTTGTCAAGCCAGACAGCCTGGTTTAAGTTAAAAACTCATATATTTTATTGTACTACCATGTGTTATGAATAATTTTTCGTACCTTTGCAGTACGAAAAATTTTACAAAGTTTTGAAAAGCTTTGATACGGCTGACCGCCCGTGAGGGTAGTCAGCCGTATTTTTATTTTTATCCTCTCCATATTATCTTTGCATCAAAAAAGATAATATATGACCATCACATCACTTCCGTCGGGCAGTTTCTTCCTTGAGAACATCCCCGACATCGACATTCTTACGGCCAAGACCCGCCTGCTCGTCACCATCAAGATAGGTGATGATATCATCTACGATGAGTATCTCTATCCTGCCGATGGAGAGGTCAGAGTGATCGACCTTGCCGACATCTTCCGTCCTTATGCACGCCGGAGGCTGGCAGTCACAGCCACCATCACCATCGCCGAGCAACAGGTTCCGAGCTCCGGAGACACCGACTCGGCAACAGTCACCGATACGCAGACAGCCAACCTGCAGGTCTACTATTCTACCGTAGACATCGTGGGCGTGGACTGCTCTACATTCCTCACCACCCACTTCCTCACCCTGCTCGAGGGGCACAAGACCACCTACATGGGGCGACTTGAATATCTCCACTACATGGGCAAGGAAACAGCAGAAGTCACCGCACACTATGCGGACAAAACCACAAAATCGTTTACCGCACCAGCCGTCGGCGGCAATGACATCTACACCACCATCGACGTTTCTCCGTCTCGTTTCGAGACCGAGGACACCGACCTTCTCTACTACGTGGTAGAGGCAGGCTCACGCTCCATGACCTTCATCATAGACAGCGAGGAGCGAGATGTGGCGCCAACTCTGCTCTTCACCAACAGCTTCGGCTGCCAGGAGCTCATCTACTGCACGGGCAAGCACGAGGTTGACCCGCAGTACACCCGCGATGCAGCCTACATGGGCGGCATCAGGGTAAACTACCGCATCACAGAGCAGCGCACCTTCAACGCCGATACGGGCTATCTGGGCACAGACATGGCCAACTGGGCAGATGACCTCTTCCGCTCAGACGAGGTATATCTGGTCAACTTCATCGGCGGCGTTGCCAAGGTGGGCAAGCGTGTCACTCTCTCTGACTCAAAGTCCAAGCGCGACAACCTGCGCGACAGCGTGCCACGCTTCACCTTCAGCTACACATACGCCCAGCGCCAGCACAACGTGCTTGACCTGCAGCGTGCCGGCCGTATCTTCGACAACACCTTTGATAATACCTTCAACTGATGAGACGCACGGCTTACCACCTCACAGAGGTGCTGCGCCTCCTGGCCAAGGCAGAGCGAGACCGCTCTACCATTAACCTGAAGGCGTGGACATCAGACGGCGAGACCGTCGATTATACAGGATGGCTGGTCAGGGGCAGCAGTTGGCGAGGCGGTTTCCACCGCCTCGTCAACCCGGCAAATGCCGAGGTTCGCACCGTTCCGGACATCTACATTCACCAGTTCCTGGGCTTACCAGTATATTTATGACATGAAACAGAAAAAATATCAGCTTCAGCAAGTAGGAACCAGCGGTTCCTACAGTCGCTACGCTCTCGTAGCAGAGGGCGTGAGCAGGGTAACAGACTCCACCACCATCGAGCAGCAGTATGGGAAGGATACCAGTTTTCTGGGTTCCGGAGAGGTGGGCGATGCCACCACGGGCATCCTGGAGACTTCAGACGGCAATCTCTTCGAGTATGTGAACTATGGCGATGACAATGACATGCCATACACCCTGCAGCAGTTGCTGCGCCGCAACATGGTGGCGCAGCGAGCCATGGCTTTCAACGTCCAGTGCTGCTACGGCCAGGGCGTGCGCTTCATGGACCGGGAGACCAAGCAGGACACTACCGACAGCGAGATACGCGACTTCTGCCTGAAGAACTCCATCCATGAGGTCTTCATGCAGCAGGCAACAGACATGAAGTTCTTCTTCTGGTCGGTAGAGGTCATCATCCTGAGCCGTGACCACTCCAAGATAGTAAACATCCGCCACAAGGACGTTTCCTACTGCCGCCTGGAGGTACCAAATAAGAAGGGGCGCATAGAGCATGTCTTCTTCGGCGACTTCCGCAACGTCATGTCGCCTGTCCACACCGAAGTCATCCCGCTGCTCGACCTCTATGACCCGCTGGGCGACCTCATGGCGCGCATGGGCAAGGCTCCAGATCCATATACCGGCATCAAGGGAAAGGCTCCTGAGATGGGCAAGGACTGCAAGTTTGCCATCATCTCACGCATCCCGACACCCGGACTGCAGTACTATCCGATACCATACTATGCCAGCATCTTCGACGATGCCTGGTACGACATCTACCGTCTCATCGGCATCGGCAAGCGCTACATGATCAAAAATACCTCTGCGCCACGCATCCAGATAGAGGTGCACCGCGACTACTGGGAGGAACTCTGCAACAACGAGGACATCATCGACCCAGATAAGCGCAAGGAGCGCATCCTGCAGGAGAAGGACAACATCATCAACTTCGTGTGCGGTCCGGAAAATGCAGGCAAGGCGCTCATCACGGGCTATTACTTCGACCCCAACGGTAAGGAGCAGCGCATGGTGCGCATCATCAACCTCTCTGAGGGCAGCAAGAAGGAGGGTGGCGACTGGGCAGACGACATGAGCGAGGCATCCAACGCCCTCTGCTTCTCGCTGGGCGTGCATCCAAACCTCATCGGAGCCACACCAGGCAAGAGTCAGATGAACAATTCCGGTTCAGACAAGCGAGAGCTCTTCATCCTCAAGCAGTCGCTCGAGAAGGCTTGCCACGACATCATGTGCAAGCCTTACCACGTCATCTCCCACTACAATGGCTACTCCGACCGAGGAGTGACCGTAGACGTGCCGATGATAGAACTCACGACACTAGACAAAAATAAGGACCAACAGACATCAATAGTTTCAAACAATAATGGCAAAAATGAAGATTCAAATCAGCAAGGATGACTTCGAGCAGAGCATCCTCGTAGCGACAAGCTCGCACTCTGAGGTGTTCGAGTCTGTGAGACCTCATTTCTATGAGGCATACAACAATATTCAGAAGCGCTTCCTCGGGTACGTGGGCGAGGAAGCACTGGAGACGAGTGAGCGGCTATCGGCTGCAGTAGTCAAGGCAGTATGCCTGACTGCATTCCTCGGCAACGTTCGCCATCTCGACCTGGTACTCACTCCGACAGGCTTCGGAGTAGTTGCCAACAACGAGGTCTCTCCTGCATCATCTGCGAGAGTAGAGGCGCTGATAGAGCAGTGTATGGTCGCTTGCTTGAAGGCGGAGGGCGAAATGATTACCTTGTTGTCTGCAACAGAAGGGTGGGGAAGCAGCCTGCAGGCTAAAATGAGCATACCGCTTCTGGTCTTCAGCATCGAGCAGTATGCCTTCCAGGTGAAGCAGGAGCTATCATCCAAGCAGTGGAAGGATAAACTGTCAGCACTCTACGAAGCTGATGGGGTGATGCGCAGGGTCATATCTGACGAGCAGATGGATGATCTGCTCGAGATGGAGAGGGGAGCCAAGGACAAGGATGACACCGCTGTAGAAATCATCTTCAAGGTGCGCAGATGCATGATCTTCCTGGCTGAGGGTTTGCTGACAGCCTATTCCAACGAGCGTGCGAGACTGCTCAGATACTTCGATGCACATCTCGATAAATTCCCATTATATGCGAATTCATCGGCATATAAGGCTAACCATTTCAAAGAATTTCAGAATGAAAAATCAAGACCTGCCTTCGTTTTCAACGCATAAAGATGGTACACAAGAGTTCAATTTCAAGGCGCCGTCATCGTGGGCGGAACTTTCAGAGGATCAGTTGCGCTATGTCCTTAGCATCATGTCGACGTTCCAGGATCATACCGTTATCAAATGCTACCTTCTCGCAAGGTTCTGCGGGCTTACCGTACACAAGTACACAAGAACCGGGTGGAAATGCAGCGTTAAATGCGATGAAAGCGGTGAAAATGGCGATGCTAAGATTGGAAAAGTGCGCGAGAGAGTCCTATACATCAGTGCTGCAGAAATCCTCTCTCTGCTCAAAAACTTCGATTTCATAGACTCCTTTACGGACTTTCGGCCTCTACAGGTTGCAAGTGACGTTCAACTGACGGCAGTAAACAGCCTGCTTCACGAGATCAGCTTCTACGATTACCTCAATATCGAGAAGAACTACCAGCTGTTCATGCTCAAGCAGGAGGACAGATTCCTGCTGAAAATGGCGCATCTCATGTACAGGACAGAAGGCGGTTCTGCCAGTGAAACCGCTAAATTTGAACCTTACGAACTCCTCGGAGTCTTCATGTGGTTCTCGAGTGTCAAGGAGTATTTTGCCGCCAACTTCCCTCACTTCTTCAGACCAGCCAGAGAGGGCGGCGAGCTGCGGCGTGAGGACATCCTGCCAGCAATGCAGGCGCAGATCAGGGCACTTACCGATGGTGACGTGACCAAACTGCAGGCAGTCTATAATACCGACTGCTGGGCTGCCCTCACAGAGCTTGATAACAAGGCTCGGGAGGCAGAGGAGTTTAGGAAGCGCAACAGGCAAAATAGTTAAAAAAACAGCACATGACAGAGAAAATCTTCGATTCCATCGCATATTTCAAGCAGCTGGCTGCCGAGTGCAGAACCTGCAAAGAATATAATTTCGTCGCAACGGAGTGCTCCGGACCAGATTCCATCCAGGGAGTCATGCAGCAGTTCCGCAAGGCATCCAACTTCATCATGGTCTCAGATACCGTTGACAGCAACACCCATTCCATCGGAGAGGGCTTCTTCGACCGCAACGTTTATACCGTCTGGATCCTGGCAGGGTACCGACGCGATGACATGGCAGACCGAGAGGCGAAAATGAATATCTGCAGATATATCTTCCGCCAGTTCCTCAGCCGTATGCTCCACGACAAGAGCCGTGAGGCATACGACGGTCAGATGGAGTTTCTGGACCTCACGCAGGTCTATTCGAGCGAGCTGGGCAGATGGTCCATGAATGGCGTCACAGGACTCTACTTCATGGTCACATCAGACGAACCTATCGACATACAGTATGACGAGAGCCTATGGCAGACGCAGAAATAGACGACCTCCTCAGATATGAGCGAGGATGGGCTAATGCCATGGGCGACTTCTGGCGAGAGCGCATGGAGCGGCTTCGTACCATCGATACCGGACGCCTCTACGCTTCCATCAAGGCGCACCTGGAGCAAGGCTCTGTCACGACCATTGAGCACAACTTCCTGCAGTACGGTATCTATGTAGCTGCAGGAGTAGGACCGGCACATGAGTGGTACAAGTGGACCGAGGCACAGGGAGGCGAAAAAATCCACCGCATCAACAACGGAGACCTCAACTTCCTGGGCGATGAATACCGTCGAGACAACAATCTCGATAAACCGAAGAAGGTGGGGCCTGCCTGGGGCGGTCGTGTCGCCGGTGGCGAACCTAAAGGCCGCCGCGACTGGTTCTCGCAGAAGTACTACTCATCAGTTATGAAGCTCAACGAGCATGAGGCTACCTTCTACGGCGACCGGTACAATGGTCTGATGGCATCAGCCCTCACCGAAATCTTCAGGGGCATAGGAGCAGCACGCAACCTCTAGGGAGCGTATTTTTACCGATTCCTTCAAGATATTATCTTTGCAAACAAAAAATAAAATGGCATACAAATTAGACAAGAGTGCACTTCAGACCCTTTTCGAGGGTATCAGAGACGAGCGTCGCCTGCAGGCCAACACGGCAAACCGCATCGGCAACGCCTTCCTATCGTTGTTGCATTTCTGTGCTGACGAAACCTCCGAAGCCTTTCTCAGCCGCAAGCATGACGATGCAGCCGAGGGCATGATTACCTTCCTGCGTGGACTCATCTCCGAGCAGATGGCGCAGCTCAAGGCGGGTGCACAGTTCGGTGACTTCGTCTCCGGACTATACAACGGCAAGGGAGCACAGGTTGATGCCAATGGCAATGCAGAGGTTGAGAGCATCACCATCCGCACATACATGAGGGTCATGGAACTGATTGTCAACCGCCTGTCAGCGCAGGAGGGTGACACTTTCTTCACCGAAAGCGACACCATTGAGAGCGTTGACAGTCTGGGCGATGATTGCTATGGCTTACACCTCCGCTCCAAGTATAGTGGATACTTCACGGCTCAGCATGTGGGCAACGTCATCAAGGGAGTGGTCAACAACATCGCCTCGGCAGCCAATTCTGGCACCTCGGCTGATTACTACACCTCATGGATGAGAGTCAACAGCGTCAACGCGGTCAAAAATTACATCGAAGTCACCCTGTATCCTGATGCCGAAGTTCCGGCAGGCAAGAACTTCCCGCCGTGCGAGCTCATGAATATCGCCCGATATGGCAACCAGACCGATGAAAAGCTGCAGAGCTGCTTCTACATCTCCAGTTCCGAGGGGCGCATCGTCAAGCTGACGGGCGTCACAAAGCCGATACTTGAAAATTACAACTACGGCATGGCCTTCGGCGACATGCCTGAATTCGTCAAGTCGCTCAACCTTCCTATCGTCAAGGGCAGGGATTATCTCTATGCAGCCGGCATCATCACCCAGGATATCATACAGATTGACTATCAAGGCAAACCGGTTGTCGATTATGTAGACCGGGGACCTTGGTCAGAGGCGGCAGACTATTTCTGCTCAGCTCTCAATCCAGAAACTGGCAAATACGAGACTTCCGATGTCTGGTATACTGGGTGCAAATGGAGATGTCAGAAGACTGGTACCCATACCGCACCAAGGTGGAATAATACCGATTGGGCGATGATAGAGGGCAATCCTGCCTTCACCATTGACTTTCTCGAAGACGAGACTATCTACGACTTTGACAACTTCCGGGCTCCGCTGACTATCGTTGCTACGCTCTACGGCCAGGATATTACCTCAGATATCCTCGACAGCGACGTAGCCTGGACCAGATACACAGAAAACAGGGCTGGTGAGCAGAGAGTCACAAGTGACAACATCTGGTCACTCGAAGTCGGTTCCAAGGCAGGCAAGGCTATCGTCCTGACCCAGTCAGACCTCTCCATCGACAGCGAGGGAGTTCCGGCTAAAATTAGATTCACGGCAACAGTTACACTTCGTGATGGTCTGGGCGATGAGGTTGCCCAAGATTCCATCACACTGGAATGTGTTTAATAACATATAAGATGAAATACAAAAGATTAGACTTCAAATACACGCCTCTGCAGGTGAACACATCCAAGACAATATCAGGCAGCGTTCCGCTCGAGCAGACTTATGACGCCAACCAGAATGAGTATGCTCCAAATTACGAGTTGACACCATGCGCCTTGCAACCGGTCGTTGGTATAATCGACAGAGATAACATACTCGAGAGTGGTCGTGTCAATAGTGAACTGACAGATATCGCCTGGTACAGAGTCGAGAATGGTGTGGAGGGTAATGCGCTGGTTTCGACACCCAGGAAGCATGTCATCACCTCGACCGGCAATGATGCCGGCAAACTGCTCTGGTATGTCAACGCAGCGCCGCAGAAACCGATTCTGCTCAGATTCAAGGCGAAGTACCTGGACAGCCGAACAAATAAGGTTCACAGAATTATGATGGACTATTCCATCAACTGCAAGAATGCGACCCTCTCCAAGCCGACGCTGCTGCTTTCGAGTGGTGACCGATACTATAATCCGCTTCGTGATACAGACAAGCAGGTCATCAATGCATCTCTGCGCCTCGGATCAGAGGAGTGCGCTAAGGAGAAGAGGCTGTTCGTCTGGGAGATTCTCCGTGATAGAGGTCAGTTCTCTGCCATTACAGCAGATGACCTCGAAATCAAAGTTTCTTCAGATGGTGCATCGGTTACTCTAGACCGCTCGCTCATGGGCAAGCGCATCTGCATCAGATGCAGGGCTAAATTCTCGGCTGATGGCAATCCGGCAAGCGTAGATCTGAGTGATGCTACACCGAACAGAATTGTCAATATCGTCCGCAGGATACCATTCTACGATTACGATATCCTCGACACGGTCGACGAAGTCCTGCCCGACACGAAGGTAGTAAACCCAGCGGCAACCATCTCTGACAATGTCGGAGAAATTGCGAACCCGACAAGAGAACTGCAGGTCCTCTGGTGGATGGCACCGAATAACTCGATACACTTTGAGAACGCTGTCCTTGTCGGACATGGCATGTCTCCGAGAGTACCTACAGATCTGCTGGATCCGAACAGGGGAGCTATCCTTGCTTTGGAAGTTAAAGACCTCGATCCTTTAGCTCTGGCTATGGATGCCGACGGCAAGGTCTTCGTGGACGCCGATGGCAATCCGTTCATTTTTCACTAATCATCATTTATAATATAATATATGGAAAGATACATCAAGGCAAATCGCAAGGTCGTGGAGTTGCTTCAGCTGACCGAGGACAGAACTGAGCTGCAGGATGGCAATTTCATTCTCTGGTGTCAGGATATCCTACAACTTGGGGAACCTATCGAGTTCGAGGAGACGCTGTCCAGAATAGGCGCTATCGCTATGGATGGCAAGACCGCCTGCATGGAGCAGGAAGGCAAAGTGTGCAACAAGCTGCCTGTAGCTACAGACAGCAGATTCATCATGACAGAGCAGAGAGAGGAGGCAGAAAATGAGTAGCGCAAGTAAGTCGACAACCATCAACTTCATACCAAAGATGGGTACATTTACTCCGTCAATCCAGTCGCCTGACGGAGATATCTACCAGGAGTACCAGAGAAATGGGGATGTCGTGACTGTCTATCCGGATTTCTCGCAGACGCAGCCGAAGCTGTACTTCGTTGTCATCTCATCGAGAACAGCAGAAGGCATCAGTACACCAACCTCCATGAAGTACTTCTTCAATGATACGGAGATTCCTTTCAATTCTGCAGGCAAGTCTACAGGACTGTTTGACGGTCTCTTTGAGATTATCAGACCAAGTACTTCGCAATTATATTGGGGACTGAAAATCTGCAACAACCTGGTTAAGGTATCCAATTATAGCGGCATTACAATCAGAATGGTCGGTACCATCACAGAGCGTTCTGGGCAGCAGGAGGCTACAGATGAAATTCAGGCTAGCTACGATATCTCCGTTGGCCCTTACACAGGAGTCGCCTATCGTGTGACAATAAAGGCTCCGGCTAATGATACGCACAACTTCGTTCTGGGTAGCAAGGATGACAGCTGCCAGCTCGAAGCCAAAGTCACGCAAGGCAACGAAACTCTGACAGCAGGACTATACTACAAGTGGTATAAAGCAGTCAATAGCATCACAGGTTGGGAGCAGATTGCAGGAGCAAGTGCCAAGATCCTCACCGTCAAGGCATCAGATGTTGATTGCACGAGGGAGTTCATGGTGGAAGTGTACAACGACAAGGCCATGGGCAAGGATAATATGCTGGGTTTCGACTTCCAGACTGTCATCGATGCGTCAGATCCATACGATATTGAGCCCAACCCGACACCGGCTGATGAGTCTATCAGCGAGGACGAGTCAGGCAATGGTACTGTGACCTATACTCCGAGACTGATTGTCAGGGGAAAGTCTGAGGCTATCGGTAGTAAGTTCTATTTCACGCTGAAGTCAGGTTCTGGTGTTGTCCTCAATACTGAGGCAGCACGCAAGCCTACTGTCCAGCTGAGTTCATTTGCTGTGACCAGGGCAGACTGCGAGCATGCCGGTTACAGCAGCGTGGCATTAACGATTCAATCAGTCAAGTAGTCTATGACTGTAATAACAAGAACTATTAATTTTATCCGGAAGGCTGTCAAGGGTGAGAAGGGCAGCGTCCTTCGAGGTCCGCAGCTGTGGAATACCTGCAGCAATGGTTACACATTCGAAGCGGGTGGAGAAGGTGAAGAGTGGAAGGATGTTGTCTTATATAATGGCAATAGCTATTCCTGCATCAAGACGCACGTCAAGACTGCAGATAATTATCCGGGATCTGCAGCTGATCTGAACAACCATTATTGGCGACTGGGTCAGTCTATCGAACTCATCATAGCCCACATCATCCTCGCCCAGTACCAGATGGTGGAGAACCTGGGTGTTCGTACCATAGAGATGAAGGATAAGGATGGCAATGTAGTCTTCAGAGCTAAGGATGGTGACCTCACATGCAAGGGTGGCAATTTCGAAAACATTACGGCAACAGGCAATTTCAAATCTAGAAATGAGAAGACCTGGAATGAAATCGAAATTAATGCTGATAAGGGTTACATTGTCTTTCGTGGACCAACTTCAGTTAATGATGATGACTGGAATTTGCCTGGCTCAGATGCAGAGATGACAGACCTTTTCAAGGTTAAATTTGAGACAGATGGTGATACGCTGAGTCGAATTGCGACAATGGATTTATTTGGATTTGGTGGAAGGAAACGGGTGAATATAGATCCAGAATTTGGTTTAAGAATATACTCTAATGAGGGGACAGATGATGAGAGTCATCTGTTTTTGGGCAAGGATTCGATTGATTATAGTGACGGATTAGGTCATGTGTATCATAGTGATTGGAACAGTTTGCTAAAAAAAATATTATAAATAAATATGGAAGGTAAAAAATTCAATTCCGTGACGAAAGTCACAACAGTCAACAGCAACCAGAGCGTGCTGCTGACAGACCAAAATGGCAATGTCACCAGAATTGGCATGGATGCGTTCAAGGCTGACCTTGCTGTTGGTCAGCATGCCTGGTGCGGAAGAGTGTGGGACACTGCCAACGCAACGCCTAAGGCGGCATCATACATTGGCTCACTTGAATTGCTGAAGGAGTTGCCATACATCCTCGGACTTGGCGCATACCTGGTCAAGAATGACCACAGCCGTCGGAAGCTCGACAGCAAGGATCACTACAAGTATGCTACTGGTGAACCAGCAAAGCTGGATGGTACAGAAGGTCACTATCAGTGGGGATGGGGACGTAAATTCTACGTTGTCATCAAGGATATTGGCGGATTGCACTATGAGCAGATTGGCATCAAGCCAATTCCTGGTGAGTTTAATTACGAGATTCCTATCGGCAGTCTCTCTGCTGCAGGATTCGCCACTATAGAGCGAAGCACAGGCAGACTTGTGAGCTATATCAATAATGGAACTGACTATCGTGGTGGAGACAACGATTCGTCTTATGATGGCAAGAATAGGACGCTTCTGGGTAGACCAGCAACTAATATGACTACTGAACAGTTCAGAGCTGCAGCACGCAAGAATGGCAAGGGCTGGCTCTGCACAGCCATGCGACATACATCCATTGTAGCAATTCTTTTCGGCGTCATCTTCGGTACACATTACGATCAGGATGCCGTCAATGCCAACAAGGATGCCAATGGTCTCTACCAGGGAGGTCTAGGTGCAGGCTTGACGCAGATGCCAGACTGGGGTGGCTACAACGGCTGGAGACCTGTCGCACCTATGAGTGCAGGCATTGAACTTGGTGATTCATGTGGAGAAGCGACCTATGCTGTTAAGAATGACGCAGGGACAACGGTCTATAATGCCAAGATACCATGTTTCTTCGGTTTTAAAAACGGCTTCGGCAATCTATGGCGAATGATGGATGATGAGTTCTGTCAGGTCAACAGTGACAAGACTATGACACACCTCGTGGCTCCGTCAATATACGGTTCCTGGACCATCGGCAACCCTTCCGGCATGAGGGCGTTGAGCAAGTCACCAGGTGGTGGTGAAGGATATATCAAGACCTTGTCGATGGAACATCTAGAGAACTTCTGTACGCAGATTGGTGCTACAGAGTCAACCTATTCGACAGGTTATTTTTGGAATACGTCAAACGCTACTTCCGGTTTTCGCCTGTGTCTTCGCGGTGGCAACGCTGGCTCTGGTGGTCTTTGCGGTCTTTCGACGCTCCACGTGATCAATGCTGTCTCGGCTTCCCTTGTGAACTACGGTGCGGCCCTCTGCGAAGCAGCATCCGAGTGGTCATTGGATCCAGTGTATTACGAGGCGGCCTAAAGTGTTCAGAGGTGTGCTGACGTGAGCAGGAGTGAGTAGGATTGACCAAGGTTCCCAAGCGGAGCCAAGGGCAATCCTGAGCACCCTGCGAGCGTAGCGAGCAAACCCTACCGCCCTTGGGCGGTCGATTTTTTTTGAAATTTCGCTCTTTGACATTCTTTCATTCCGATTTTTTTCAGTACCTTTGCAGGCGGTTTTCAAACCAGGCTGTGATTCCTGCGCCGGTTTTCGCCTGTGTCTTCGCGGTGGCAACGCTGACAATGGTGGTCAATGCGGTCTTTCGACGCTCAACGTGAACAATGCTGTCTCGGATTCCAATGTGAACTACGGTGCGGCCCTCAACTTAACAAGATACTGCAGGTTAGTTTGCTTAGCTGCAGTGATTTCGGGAGTCAGGCCTTGCCTCATGGCAAAATATACACTTTAGCAGAATAGCTAGTAGATGATGACAATGGGTCATCCGGTCGAAAGTTAGGACATCATAAAAGCAGACAACAGACACAGACACCGACATTTATCAGACACCGACTTTTTTTTTATAAATAAAATTTTAAGCAAGTGAAGAGGTTAGGTAACATTTCACAGGCGGTTGAGACTTTGCAAAATTTTCGTGAAGCATTTTTTGATTTTTCTCGGCACAAGAAGTCCCGTCTCTCAGTTCAAGCGTTTGAGGCAGAGTTTGAGGCAAATCTTCAAGCCCTGCTAAATGCATATGTTCATCAGACATGGCATACATCAGACTATGAGGTCAAGCCAGTTGAAAAACCCAAGCATCGCATAGTCAATAAGTTGCCTGTTGGCGATCATGTCATTCAGCATGCAGCCATGCACACCAGTGAAGATAAGTTGAGAGCCAAGATTCCTTTCAACAGTCCGGCTGGTACCAAGGGGCGAGGCACGCATTTCTTCTACAAGATTATCAAGAAGGACATCTTTACCTCGCCACAGCAAGACACATTCTATTGCTTGCCCATGGATATACACCATTATTTCCAGAATGTTGAGCACAATCTGCTCAAGAGAGAGTACAGGCTGTATATCAAGGACCGCAAGCTGCTTGCTTTCATCGACGAGGTCGTTGACAGCTATGCCAATGGCATTGTGCTGGGCGTCAAGCTAACACAACTTTTGGGACAACTGTTTCTGGCGAGGTTTGACTATCTCGCCATGCGGTGTTTCGACATACTCCAAGACCCCGAGAAACACGGCTACTGGCAGGCTCGGTACGTCACAGACATGCTCCTCACATGCCGCTCGGAGCAGCAAGCTATCGTTTTAAATGTGGGGGGGGGTAAAATCCCTCAATGAGCGCTTCGACCGTTTTTGCCGCGAAGGGCTCAAACATTATTATAGATTCATGGACAATATCTTCATCATGCATGAAGATAAGGTCTTCTTACGCCTCATGGCGGAGCTTGCAGTCATGCACTTGGCTAGAGACTGGAAGCTGAGCATCAATAAAAGTTGGAATATTCATCGTACATGTGACGGCATAGACTTCTGTGGACAGAAGATCTTTGCCGACCATGCCATTTTGCGCAAGCGCACCAAGCAGGCACTCTGTGCCCAGGTGGCAAGATTGCGCAAACGTGGACTTAGCGATGAACAGATCCGGCGCAAGGCAGCATCCAGGCTTGGTCTAGCCAAACACGCAGATACAAAAAACTTATTAAATAAAATCGGTATGAAAAAGTATGGTCAGATTGTGAAGGCTCGCAAGGGAGAGGTTCCCTTCGAGGGCATGAGCATGGCACAGAAGAAGCATCCAGGCGATATCCTGTGCCACAACATTGAGGACTATGACAAGTTCCTCATCCTCATAGAGGATTACAAGATAGATAAGTCGAGAGTCGACTTCAAGATGGAGCAGGTTGAAGAAGTTGACGACCAGGGCGTCAAGCACATAGTCACCAAGAAGGTGCCTAAGGACCGCCTAGCCATCCGCTTCCGTTTCATCGATCACGTCCGGAAGACAGGACAACTCGATGAACATGGCGATGAGATTGAGGAGCCGGTGTGGCAACCAGAGTCGTGGTGGCTCTTTACTGGCTCAGATATCTTGGTAGATCAGGCACGCAAGGAGTGGGAACTGCTGGACAAGGGCTTCTACACCGTTGCCGCCGAACTCACCAATAAATTTGGCAAGAAATTCTATAAGTTTATCTAGATGCATAAGAAATTTTATCTTTGCCGCATGTCATACTTGAGATATGACAGCAAGCATTTTCTCCTGTTCCTGAGCGAGCAGAGAGTTGAAAACTATCACCCAGACGCCAACATGTCGGAGTCTGATGATGATAGTAAGACAGTGACAGCCTACAGCTATGAGGGGACAGAGATTGACGGCTCAACCAAGATTGAGGCGGAGTCGGCAAGCTATCGCGAGTTCGTGAATGGTCTGGTTCGTACTAAGTACAGCCAGAGCGATGTCGAAGCTATCCTGTGCAACCATGGTGATGGCAACAAGGAGCACGAGACAGAGTACCAAGTATTCCAGGAGTGGCGAGAGCAGGCTAAGCAGATGGCCAGAGAGTTACTCGACCGGGATATCTCATAGTTATCAGATACGGCAGGAGGGTGACAGTCCTTTCTGCCGTATTTTTATATTCCTTATATTATATGTACCTTTGTGCCAGTTTTAAAAAAGGTACAGATATGCAGAGAAATACCAAGGATTGGATACACTACAGCTCTGCTGGCATAGTACTGCTTGCTGGCATTGTGCTCGTGTACATCAGCTTTTTTATGTCCCACGACGTCACGTCTAACGTCTTGTGGTACTTTGGGCAGAGTCTGGTTTACGTGGCAACCGTCTTTGGTTTCGCACTGACTTTTGACACCAGAGTTAAAGACATTATCAATAAATATTTCAACAACAAAAATGGCACGCAAGATTAAGAAAATTTTCGTTCATTGTACAGCAAGCCGACAGTCATGGTCTGTCGGTGCCTTGCTCAAGGAGTTTAGAAACAAAGGCTGGCATTATCCAGGCTACCACTGGGTCGTAACCGCTGATGGCAAGTACACGCAGCTCATGACAGAAGACCTGCCGTCCAACGGAGTTAAAGGTCACAATTACGATTCCGTCAACGTGGCATACATGGGTGGAATATCCCGCACTGGCAAGGCTATCGACAACCGCACGGAGGCACAGAAACAAGGTTTGCGTGAGTTGCTCAAGGAATTGAGAAACCGCTACCCTGAAGCCAAGATCATGGGACATCGTGACATCTCGCCTGACAAGAACCACAATGGAGTGGTCGATCCATGGGAGCGCATCAAGGAGTGTCCTTGCTTCGACGCAATTCCGGAATATGCCGACATTTAACATCAAGGATTATGCAGAAACATCTCAAGTCAATCATCATGGCCATATCGGTGATATTGGTCATCATCGCCTGTTTCTGGGTTTTTGACCATCGACAGCAGCGAGCGGAGCAGGAACTGAGAGAACAGCTCAATGGGCTGAAACTTCAGTATGCTCCAGCCGAGCGAGACACCATCCGAGACTCGCTCACGGTCATCACGCAGCAGGTGCTGCAGATGCCGGCTGAGGAGTACAAAATTCAGGCCTACGACCGCCAACTGCTCCATGACCTGGACATTCGTCTTGGCCAGGTCTTGGCAGACCAGCGCACGAGTCTGAGTACTGCTGATACGGTCAAGACTGACCGCAGCGACTCAGTCTATACCTACAGCGACCGATGGCTCAGTTTCCGTCTAAATACGGCTGACTCTATCTTGACATACAAGGCGAGAGACAGCCTCCAGACTATCGTCTACAGGCAGTATAAGCACAGATTCCTCTGGTGGCGCTGGGGCACCAAAGGCTATGACGTCAAGGTCATCAACTTTAATCCCCATTCCAACATATTATATAACAGCTATATACAAGTCAACCGATAATGGCAAGACAAGAGGTATATACAACAGTCATCAAGCTCAACTCAGAGGAGGCGAAGAACCGACTCAAAGAGTTAGAGGACAGAGTCGCTCGTCTGAAGAAGGCTAAACAGGAAGCCTTCTCGGCGGGCGATTCCCGTTTAGGCGCATCCCTCGCCAAGGATCTGAAGGCCGCAGAGCGAGAGATGAAGCAATTCAAAAACTCGACCATGAGCGTCAAGGAGACACTCGACAACCTGTCTAGTGCAAGCCTCGGACAGCTGGAGAAGGCTGCAAGACATCTGAAGGGGCAGATGAAGGCAGCATCTGACCCTTCAGACTTTGCAAAATTGGACGCTCAACTCTCCAAGGTTAAGGAGCAGATGCTTGCCCTGAAGGGCGCGACACGCAAGGCTGATGAGGAAGCGAGACGCATGACCGCAACCGTGTCAAATCTGAAACATGCATCTCTCAACGATCTCAACTTTACTGCAGGCAGACTTCGCTCGCAGATGGCCGATTTCGACCCGAGCACAACCATGTACGCCTCTCGAGCTTCGCAGCTGAAGCTGGTCGAGGCAGAGCTGGAACGCATCCGACAGAGCGAGCAGAAGGTGGTCACCCTCATGCAGCAATATGACAAGGAGATAGACAGCACCAATATGGATATCAAGGAGACCAGGAGGCGGATGCAGCTCGTCAACAACACCTTGGCCACTCTCAAGACCTCATCCATCCGTGACCTCGAATACTCCATGAAGGCAATCAATCGGCAGATGAGGGGCATGCAGCGTGGTACCGAGCAGTTCAAGCAGATGGAGCTGAAGGCGAAGCAGCTGAAGACAGCACTGCAGGCAGTCAGAGCCGAGGGAGTTGCTCAGGAGTCCTGGATCAAGCGCTGTGCGGACTGGTCCAACCGCATGCAGGGCATCGCCCTGGGAGCCGTCACTGCCATCTCCGGCATCACCTTCACCGTCAAGAAGTGCGTGGAGGTGTATGCAACGATGGACGATGAGATGACCAACGTCCGCAAGTACACTGGGCAGGCAGCCGAGGAGGTTGAGCGCATGAACGAGGACTTCAAAAAGATGGACACCCGAACTCCTCGAAAGAAGCTCAACCAACTGGCAGAAGATGCCGGCAGACTAGGCATCACATCGACTGCTGCAGTTGAGGAGTTCGTCGATGGAGCCGATAAAATCAATGTCGCCCTCGCTGATGACCTCGGCGATAAAGCAGTCGCAGAAATCGGAAAACTCGCCCAGATGTTCGGCGAAGACAAAACCAAGGGGCTGCGAGGCGCCATGTTGGCAACAGGTTCTGCTGTCAATGAGTTGGCGCAGAATTCTTCTGCCTCTGCCGGTTATCTCGTTGACTTCACCGCCCGTGTGGCAGGTGTCGGCAAGCAGGCAGGCTTTACACAGGCTCAGATCATGGGTCTCGCTTCTGTCCTTGACCAGAACATGCAGCAAGATGAAACGGCAGCAACAGCTGTGCAGAACCTCCTGGCAAAAATGTTCCAGGACTCAGCCAAGTTCGCTCAGATTGCAGGTCTAAATGTCAAGGAATTCGCAAAGACGTTAAAGGAGGACGCCAATGGCGCACTTCTCCAGTTTTTGGCAGCCATGCGAGCCAAGGGTGGATTCGCAGACCTCGCACCGATGTTTGAGGAGATGAAGATGGATGGTTCCAGAGCGACAGGTGTCCTCACCGTCCTCGCAGACAAGCTCGATGACATCAAGACTGCCCAGAACCTAGCAAGCGAAGCATATTCCGAAGGCACATCCGTCCTCAATGAGTTCGAGACACAGAACGAGAGTGTACAGGCTCAACTTGACAAGGCGAGCAAGAAGTTCCTGGATCTCTCCATCGAGCTGGGCCAGAAACTCTATCCTGCAGCACGATATTGCATATCTGCAGCCAGTCTCGGAGTTCGAGCACTCTCCACACTCGTTGATTTCGTCAAAAAATATTGGCGTATATTAATTGTGCTGACAGCTGCCATCGTCACCTATACTGCAGTATCTAAGGCCAAGTTGATCGCAGAGAAGGCGCAAATGGCATGGCTCAACATCATGATTCTACGCGAAAAGGCGCATCTCGTCCTTGTAGGTCTTAAGACATCTGCTCTCAAGACCATGGCAATCGTTCAGATGGCACTGACACGTGAGATAAAACTGACCACTGCAGCGCAGATGCTATGGAACAAAGTTTTGTTGGCCAACCCGATCACTGCCGTGATTGCTGTTGTCGTAGGATTGACAGCTGCCATCGTCACACTGTCTAAAGAGACGAGCACAGCAGAGCAGGCGCAGCGAGACTACAATGATGCCGTGACTGAAGCCAACAAGCAGGCTGCAGACGAGGAGGCAGCCATCATGCGCCTCGTCTCTACTATCCAGTCCAACACCAGTGCAGAGGTAGACCGCAAGGCAGCCCTGGAGGAACTCAACGGCAAGCTGATGCGTGAACACCTCGGCAACATCACCGAGGAAGCAGTGCGCACAGGTCAGGCAACAAGGCAGATCCAGTCCTACATCGACATGATGAAAAAGAAGATCGTCATCGATGGCTTGCAGAAGAAACTGGCTGAGTCAATAGCTAAGCAGGCTGAAAATGAAGACTTGCTTAGCGAAGCAGACAACGACAAGCGTGGTTTTTGGGCAAAAGTTTGGGGACGTATTAATCCATTTGCAGGTAGAAAAACAAAGATGCTAAACTTAGCATCTGATAACAGAGAAGCGTTCAGGGAGACTGTAAACCATGAAATTGAGAGAGAGAGGCAATACCAGCAGAAGCTCATCGATAAGATTAAACAGCTGGAGTCCCAGCACTTCGAAATCAATGATCCAGAGCCTTGGAGAAACAATGGCTACAATGGCAAGGGCAATGATGGTACCATCATTAAGCAGCAGAGAACAACCGGTACTCATCAAGCTTCAGATAAGGAGCGCAAGGCTAGGGTGAAGGCTGCGAAGGCTGCTGCAGCCGAGGATCGCAAGCGTGAGGCAGAAGCCAAGCGCAAGCAGAAGCAGGCTGCCGATAGCATCAAGGCTGAGACCAACGAGTTGATGGCTAACAACGCCAAAGCATACGCAGAAGGCAAGAAAACCTATCAGCAGTTCCTCGATGACCGACAGAACATCCAGATAAAGGGCTTTGCTAAGCTGAAGCAACTCTATGGAGCAGAGAGCAATGAGTATAAGCAGTTACTTGACAACCAGGTCACTGTCGTCAAGCAGCATGATGCTGCCATACTGAAGATGAATGAGCAGAGCATTGAGCGTGAGCGCCTACAGAAGGAGGCTAGCATCAAGGCTCAATACAATGATGCCAACTCAGCTATCTATCAGAATGACATAGCTCTCGATGAAGCCATCTATCAGAATGATGCAGATGCCATGCAAAAGCGCCTGGCACTCTACAATGAGGGCAGCGAGGAATGGCTGGATCTGAAGGCTGAGATGGAGCAGGCATCACTTGACCACCAGCTGCAGATGCAGGAGGCATACCAGAACCAACTGAAGGAATTGCGTCAGCAGTTCGGTAAGCAAGACTTGCAAGCACAGGAGACCATGTACCTCAATGGCCTTGACAATCTATACAAGCATGGTTTGATCAAGGAGGAGGAATATCAGCGCATGAAGTTGGAGATAACCAAACAGTTCGCTGCTCAGAGAGCGCAGATTGATGCTGATGATCATGGAGCAGGTAGCGCTCAAATAAAAATCAATGATAAGTCATCAGAGATGGTCAACAGCGCCAGGGCTGCAGCAGGGGAGTCCCAGTCGACCGGCAATGCAACTCTGGGTGGATACTTCTCCTCACAAGTTGAGAACTATCAGAACACCATGGAGAAGTTGAAGGAGTTGTATGGCAACGACAAGCAGAACCATGCTGCATACATGCAGGCAAAGGCGCAAGTCACCTCAGATTTCCTCAATAACCTGGTTGAAAAGACAGCTGTAGTTTACAATGGTATCAACGGTATTCTATCTGCGTCATCGTCATATGCTCAGGCATGCTCTGACCTCGAGCAGGCGAAAATCTCCAAGAACTACGAGAAGCAGATTGCTGCAGCTGGCAACAACTCGAAGAAAAAGAAAAAGTTGGAGGAGAAGAGAGACAAAGAACTGGCAGCTGCGAAGTCAAAGGCTAACAAAAAAGCTATGAAGATAGAAATTGCCCAGGCGATAGCATCTACAGCAATGTCTGCTATCAATGCCTATGCATCTGCTGCAGCTATACCAACAATAGGTTGGACATTAGCTCCTATAGCAGCAGGTATGGCCACAGCTGCAGGTATGATACAGCTTGCGGCTATCAAGAAGCAGCACCAGGCAGAGGCAGCAGGTTACTACGAAGGTGGTTTTACCGGAGGTAACCGCTACAGAAAGGAAGCAGGTGTCGTACATGAAGGCGAGTTCGTGGCTAATCACAATGCCGTCAACAACTCATCCATCCGTCCAGCTCTTGATCTCATCGATAGGGCACAGCGCTCCAATACTGTCGGCTCGCTGACCGCTGATGATATCACACGTTCTCTGGGACAGAGTAGCAGTACCGTGGTGGCTCCTGTTGTCAATGTTAACAATGACAACACCGAGGTACGCCAGTCCCTCGATGGTGTCAATGCAGCCGTCAGCCGTCTGACACAGACGCTTGACGATGGCATTGAGGTCGAGGTTCCGATATCTGGTCGTAGAGGTCTGCACCGCAGACTGCAGGATTATCAGCGCATTTTAAACAATAAGTAGTGGAATATGATAACATGCATCATCAATGGCCATAAGGCCTATCCCATTTCTACATCATCCATCAAGGTGACATACGCAAACCAGTATGTCACCGATGATGGTGAGTACACCTATGACATCACCTTCCCCATGAATATCCTGGAGAACCGTGTCATATTTAAGAATGTCTCGCGACTGGAGGTCAAGAAGAACATCGCCAAATACGATGACTGCAAACTGTTCTGTAACAGCCAGCTCATCATGAGTGGTGTCGGTACCATACTCTCCGTGAATGAGAGAGAAATCAAACTGCAGATAGTCGGAGGCAAGTCCCGCATCAAGTTCAACGACCGCATGACCAAGCACTACATCGATGAGATTCCGTTTGGCACAGCTGACAAGCCCGGTTATACAGTTGATAAGGGCTATTCTCAAGGATGGAAAGGTTTTCCGAAGATTAATGACATCTATAGATTGGATGATGATAAATCGAAGTTCCTGGGAGTAGAGGGTAAATGGTGTTTTGTTCCTGTACGGGACGAAACAAATGATATGATTGCCAATTTTGTCGGAGTAGCTAAAACGAAAGCATTTATTGGCTACAATGCACCATTTATCATGAACCTGGCTGTTCAGCCAAACTTAATGTATATCTTCCGTAAAGTGGTAGAATATGAGGGATATACGCTCAAGCGCAACGACTTCGACTGCAAGCCGTGGAACCTCCTGTATATCGCATCGGCCTACAAGACTCGTGAGCTGCGAAGGGCACTTCCTCATTGGTCGAGCTATACTTTTATAGAGGAATTTCGAAAGCTTTTCAATGCCACAATTGTTTTTGATGATATTCAAAAAACTTGTTCTGTTATCAAAAAATCAGAGCTGACAACCGCAGATTCCGTAGCGATTGAGCCTCTGGCCGAATACACAACGGACTACGACGAAGACGGATCCTTCTCCACGTCATCTACAGCAAATTTGGAGTATAATCTGGGTGATTCTGCAAACAGAGATAACTATGAAGTTATTTCCAAAAAAGTCTTCGAGAATTTTGAAATAGTCCATAGTACAGCTACCTTGGACCCGCAAAATCAGTTCCAAAGTACAACACAGTCATGGTCTGAAAAACAAAAAAGACAGACCATCATTGAGTGTAATGGTAGTTACTACATATATGTAGAGAATGAGGGCGGTTCGAAAACATGGCAGCTGGCAGGCGTTTGGTCACCATTAATCAGGGACAGTTCTTCTGATGACTATGTTGAACTTAACATATCTCCTGCAGCACAAGTTGTAGAAGATATCAATTTCAAAACAGCATTCCTGGAAGATAATTACTACGAGAAGCGATGCCTTCTTTCAATACCTAATGATAAGGAGCCGGATTCAAAGGAGTACGATGTTGATGATGACGGATTCAGCTACACATCCGTGCAGGATGCCATAGATGATGAGTCAACACTCGACAAATCCGAAGATGATCAGGAATGCATGAATATATTCTTCATTATTCCAGGAGAAGTACAGGATGACAACAAATTTAGTTGGGTTAGAGCGAAGTCTAGGTGGCCAAAATTCAAAACCGACTACCGAATAAATAAAGAATATTGTGGTAGTACCGAAGGAGGATTTGGTGGGAACGGAGGAGGAACATTTAAAGACAAGTATCCTTACTCTCTGTCGATTTGTACGAAATCTACTAATGATGTTGTTACTCTGGGCTGCTTACATGATAATGGTCTAAGATTAGACAATAAAAACTGCATGGAGGCCAAGTTTAAGTCAGATGACATACCGGATCCATCCAAGATATACATCATACGCAACAAGAAATATGTGTGCGAGAAGATAGAGATGGAAGTCAAGGACGATGCCATCGAGCCAGTTTACACGGGATATTTTTATATGCTATCATAATATATATAATAAGGTGGGGAGCAGTTAGCTCTCCACCTTATTATATTATAGGATACCCTGATAGTTCTTGATATACTCATTCGCCTTCTGTATATCCTTAGGCGTATAGATGTCTGTGATGAGTATAGATGAGTGTCTCGCCTGGTCTCTGACCGACAAGACATCGGCATTGGCCCGCAGCATATTGGTGATGCCTGTGTCCTTCAAGCTATAAAATTTGAAGCGAGGTGAGAGTTTCAGTTCCTTTCTCAAGACACGAGTCCAGTAGTCTCTGAACATTTTCTCATTCTTTCTTTCAGATCCAGGCATGAACCCGTCAGAAAAGAGGTAGTCCTGCCCTGGGTGTGAGAAGATGTTGAGTTCCAGCATTAGCTTGATGACATGAGTCGGCAAGGTAATCACAGCGTCATTGCCATTTTTAGTGTTCTCACCATGCAGAGTTAGTGTCTGAGTCTTCACATGAATATCACAGATTCTGAGATAGGACATCTCTCGAGGGCGGATGAAGAGGTAGTGGATGATCTCACATGCCAGCAGATAGTGCCTGTTATGCTCCATCAGATAATCTCTGATGAGCTGCATAGTGCAGTCAGGTATGACATCTCTGCTTTTCTTCTGCCTGTTCTTGATACGTTCCAGACCTTCTGTTGGGTTCTTGGGTATATAGCCTCGAGCCAACAGATAAGCTGAGAAGCTCTTAGTCCAGGCAAGATAGTTGTTGCGTGTCAGGACTGTATTATTGCGGTCGATGAAAATGTAGTCCAGGAACTTGCTAACATTACCTCTGTCCCATTGGTAGGAGTAGTTGAGAGTTATTCTTTTCTCTTGCTTCCATTTTTCCAGGATTCTGAGACGACTGCTATAGTCGACATAAGTCTCCTCACGCATACTACCCTCGTTGCACATTTTGGCCAGATAAGACTTATACCTGTCGAGAACGTCATCCCATTTTGTATATTCCAGGGGCTGCAGCTCCTCAATCCAAGGATTCCATCCTGCCATAAGTTTCTCGGTGAGTTTTTTAATAACCTGGTCGGCATAGACACGTTGGTTCCGCTTGCCCTTGATATGGTCAAGCATAATTTTTTTCTTTCTCATGCGGTTGACTCCTGGATCAAACGCCAAGAAGGAGATATAACATTCTGATTTCTGATGCAAAACTGGAGGTTTCCAGCCAATGACACTGCTAAGAATTGTGTCATTCGAATTTGGAGCATAATTTTTTTTAGCCATATCTTAATTTTTTTCAGATACAGCCTATTATTTATAATTTGTATAGGAATGATACCGAAATTGTACCGACCATTTTGGCTACGACCAAGGCAAATCCTCAGTGTTTACGGCACATCTGACGGCTTTTGGTCGGGA